ATTAGTAGCAGCGTTTGTAAAAACATCATTAACTGCAGGGATGTCATTGTCTAGTGATTGTAATAATGCACTAGTTGCAGAAGAAGCAACTACACGATATCTTCTATTAAAATTTTGCCCGCCAATAGTTCTTGTTACAGTAACATTAGTATCTTTTGGGAAGTTAGTGGTATTTATTGTTGCTTGAACAATATAACATGCAGAGCCAACAGTTCCTTGAAATTTTTGATTTGAATCAAATTGATTTGGGTTTTTAATAATACCCAACTGACGATAATCATTATTAACAGACACACCCTGATTTAAGTCTGTGGATATATTGCTATAAAACAGTAATGTTCTAGCAAATAATTCGTTTGGAGCATTTTTACCATGACCACCAAATGGTGGCATAATCGCTCTTAAACGAGCACCAGCACCACCCGTTCCTGTTACAATAACATTAGCAAATGTATAATTTTGTCCTGGATTTGTAATAGTAATTTTTGTTATTTTACCAACACTTGAATCTAAAACAGCTACAGCGGTAGCGCCAGTGCCATCTCCTTGAATTTGAATTGTTGGTATTGATGTGTAACCATAGCCACCAGAAATAATTTTAATAGCATTAATAGTTCCAGGTAAAGTTAAAAGTTCATTGTTTGCCTGAAGAGATTGAATAGTTCCAATATTATGATCTGTAACTAACTGAGCGTATAGACCATCTCCAGTAACTGTAATCGTTGAGTTAGTATATCCAACCCCAGGATTTTCAATAATGACACCAACAATTTGTTGATTATCAAGAACTGGAAGAAGTTTTGCGTTTGATTTTGCTGATGCAAAAGATAATACTGCTGTAGCAGTTCCTGCTCTACTTGCATCTGTAATAGTAATACTTGGTTCTGTAGAATACCCAGCACCAAATCTACGAGTAACAGTTCCTGTTGCTGGTGTACCAGCATAAGTTAGTGCAGCTGGTGCACCAAGATATAATAAAAACGGACCAGCTGCACCATTTTGAACAGTTCCAGTAGTATGTGATGGAACAATAGAAGCATCAGTTGTACCTGCAGTTGTAACTTTATACAATCTATTAGAAACGTAAACAGTGCTATTTAAAGCCAAGGCAGTAGATGCCGCAAACGCTGCAGAGTTTACTGCTGTTCCAGAAACATGGATAGGTGCTGTTGATCCAAAAACACCATCAGTAGATACAGTGTATAATCTACCTGGAACAAAAACTTGATCATTAACTAAACCAGAAGCCAGTGCTGTCCATTCAGTTCCAAATGTTACTATTGGATCACTGGTATAATTATCACCAGAATTAGAAACAATACAAAATACTGCTGATCCGTTAATTAACTTAGAAGATGCAACAGCACCTGATCCACCACCACCAGAAAATGTTACTGTAGGAGGAGAAATATATCCAGAACCTGCACTGGTCATGTTAATTTCTCTAACTCCGCCAAGTAGTGTGATACTAGAGATACTTTTGAAAGATGCTGTACCAGTTCCTGTCGCTGCGGTACTATTCTTAGTAAATGTTGCACCAACAGCTGGTTGTCTTTTTATTGTGGTTGCAGATGAAACATATTGTGATGAACTAACTGTATATGTTCCATTCCCACCAGTTCCAGTTCCAAGAGCAGTAATAGTAGTGCCAGCTGTAATACCAGTTCCACTAATAGTGGCACCAACAGCAAGTGTTCCAGAAGATACCGCAGAGACTGTCAATGTAGTTCCAGCAGCTCCAGCACCGTCACTAATAGTACCAGTAACTTCTGCTGCAGCAGTGGCACCGATATCAACAAAATTAGTAGTTCCAACAGACACAATTGTGTATCTTACTCCAGTGATAAACGAACCAACTGTAACAGTTGTAGAAGTTGTATTTACAGTTCCTTTGGCTCTAGTGCCAAGATACCTTAATGCTGCCGTATTATTTTGAACAGTTCCTCTTCTATGAGTAGGTTCACTGGCAGACATAGTTCCTGGAGTTACAACTTCGTAAAAATCAAAAACACTATTAAAAATTCTTTGTCCTAAAGAAACACCAACACCAGAACCAAAACCAGAAGCACTTGTAGTTGGATCTCCAAAAGTAACAGTTGGACTTGCATAACCATTACCACCAGAAGAAACTGAAACACCATCTAAAAATATTGGATCTTCTTCTCTGTATCCATCACCTGTAACTGATATTGATGCAGAACTATAACCAGATCCTTTGTTATTAATAATAACACTATCCATGCTACCATTAGAATAAAATTGATTAGTGAGAGCAGAGACAACTGGCATCTGTTCTGGTAATAAAAATTTATTTCTTAAATTAATTGGAACATTATACATAAACTTCCATACATAACCATCTGCAGTTACGATTGGAGTAGTAGATGTTCCTGTTGGTTTTGTTGTTGATGCAGCATTGTTGTTATTATCAAGACATTTATATACATTAAAATCTTCTGTGAGAACATAGAAGTTACATTCTTCAAGTTTTTGTTTCAAAGAAGGTGCAATAGTTACCACTGCTTGTAAATCTGCGCCAGTACCGCCACCACCTGTAACTGTTACAGTCGGAACAGAAGTATATCCAGATCCTCTTGAAGTATCTGATACACCAACAACTTCAATGTCAGTAATTTTATTGTTTGTTACAATAGGATAAAATTTAGCACCTGATCCGCCACCGCCAGTAATAGTAATAGTTGGTACTGATGTGTAACCAGTACCACCATTTACAATATTAATACCAAGAACCTCAGTTGAGTATTCGTCATCATACATATCGTAAATTGTATCTGTTGTCCAATTTACACGAGGAATAACAAACGATACATCAGATGATGTGATTGCTTTTAATGTAATAATGTCACTACGAACTTCTCTTTCATAAGCATAACTATCCACAGGATATGGCGGAGCAAGGTCATTACTCCACTGAAGTGTTTTACCAAGAAAATAGTAATAATTAGAACTTTTTTGAGTCACATCCTTAAAAATACCCTCTGCAAGACTTTTATGCAGGATAGTTTTAATTATGGATGAAGTATTTGGCATTTGGCAAACCTTAAACTTAAATTAACTTATTGTCACAACCCATGTTATAGAAATAGTATCACCAGCTTCTTTATTAACAGCTGAAAATGTGGTACGGCAAAGCATAGTACCAGCTAAAGCATCATTAAAAATACCTGCTTCGGTCACTGCACCAACTCCTTCTTGCGAGGCAAAAGACCCCACGAATGTAATAGTGTTATTGGTCGCAGTACCACCAGCAACAGTTAAACTCTTACGGACTCCAGTAACTGGAGTCGTCGTTGAACCGCTAAGTGTTGATCCAGTCAAACCAGTGCCTAGTATGGTGTTCTGACCTGCTGCTTCGGTGGTAGTACTATTACCGATAGCCATATGAGACATTGTAGCCCCATAAGTACCAGAAGTCGCCCCTGACATTTTAGCAGCAATATATTTTTTACCCTCAGTAGTTATTACATTGGGCACTTCAAAATCGTCAGTTACGATTCCTAATGCATTAGTTTTAACGATGCGAACTTTACCAGTTGCTTTTAATTGTTCTGCAATTTTTTCTTTCATAAAATCTCCTTAGTTTATAACGTGTTTACGTGTTGAATGTAGTTTCTCTAGAACCTACAGAATATGTGTCTCCGAATTCGATATAATCTTCTCCGTAATAAGAATTTAGCTGCACATAACCAAGTGTTGTTGGTGTGCCTAATTGCTCATTTAGTATTCTATTTAGGAGTTTAAGTGTAATATTATTATCTGTTGGAGTGGCTAGTGTTTCTGGTGTCAGTGTTCTAGCCCAAGTTGCTGCAAAAGTAATACTATTATCTGTTGGAGTGGCTAGTGAATCTGTCGGTGTTCTAAAAACTTGTTTTCCAATAGAAAAATTATTATCTAATGGAGTGGCTAGTGTATCTCCTGCCAATGGGACTGATTTATCAACTGTTTTTACAATAGTAGCATCTGATGGAGTGGCTAGTGTTTGCGGTGATAGTGATTTATCAACTGTTTTTACAATAGTAGCATCTGATGGAGTGGCTAGTGTATCTCCTGCCAATGGGACTGATTTATCAACTGTTTTTACAAT